CTTTTTTCTTTTTCTTTTTTTTATTATTATTATTATTAGTGAGTAGTTTTTTCGTTGATAACTTCAATTTATTCAGTTAAATCAATGACTTAACTTGTGAATAACCTTGTTAATAAACTTTGTATAGAATTGTGGATATGTTGATAACTTCTGTCTTTTAATAAAGTTATTAACAATTTAACAGTATATGTTGATAACGTGATACTCGACTATGTTGATAACTAACGTGATACTCGCCTTAACGCTTACCCTGCTTAACGTGAAGCTCGCCTAAAATGTTAATAAGTCTGTTGATAACTAGGTTTTTATAAGATTTTTTATTATCAGATTATTTTTTTTAAATAAGTGTATAAAAGCTATTTACTTTGTTTATAATTTGATCACCGGTTAATTCTGACCGGCTTAAAGCATGGAGTTTTAATTATGAGAAAAATATCAATAGATAGTGCAAGAGCTTTTTTAAACAAAAAGCCTTTTAATAAACAAAATATGTCCGTTAATGATGGTGTAATGAGATTGTACGGCAATGCTATTGCATGGTCTGAAAATGATAAGTTAATCCTTTCGGACTGCGGGTGGCAAACAGTGACAACCAAAGATAGATTAAATGCGGTTTTAACATTGTTAAATAAAGGCCATATTTTTCAAAAAGATTTTGAATGGTTTTACAAGCCTATGAATGGCAAAACAATCCCTTTCAATAGTCATATCGAGGTGCAATTATGAGATATATAGTTGACGATCAATACCTAGACGAGCAATATAAATTTGATAGTTATGACTCGGCAATAGAATATTGCTACGAACAAGAGATCATTTACTACTCTAAAGCTATGAATTATCTAATCGAGAATGATCCGAGCTTAAGAGATTCTTTAGGTATTGCAGAAGAATACGGCTCAAGCTTAGAAAGTTTATCAAGCGAGACATTAGCATCGATACATTATCAAGATGCATTAATCAATTCAATTAAAGAGGTATAAAAAATGAATATTAAAGAGTTTGCAACTTTAGCAAATAAACAAAGATTAGCAAATAAAGATACATGGGTATATCTTAATGAGATCGTTAACGGCAAAGAGATTGAATACAAAGCTGTTGGTAATTGGATTCAATTTATTAAAGCCGGCAATTTTAAAGATTCATCTAATATGGATATGAATGTATCAGAGTTTAAAGAGTATATAACAGATACATTGGAATATATTCACGTTGATAAATATAATCAAGTTTAAAGGGGATTAATAATGTTAATAACAAATACAGAATTGGCAAGATTTTTAATTTTAAAGTCTGCATTAAAGCTAGAACTTAAGGGATTAAAGTGCGCAGGCAAAAGCGCTTATACAAAGATAAAGAGTGAATACAATTTAAAGGGATCAAGGCAGAATGTTTTGGATCAGATGGAGGCCATGCAATGACAAAAAAAGAAAGGTTTTTTATGCGGTTCGGTGGTGCTTTGATTGTGCTAGGCTTTGTAGTGATGTTTAGCTATGCATTGACAGAATTTATCTTACTAGGTTTATAAAATGCTTGATAATTTATTGAGTATATTGTTGGCCTTTGATCTAATTGCTAAAGCAATGCTAAATGATCTGATTGATTAATTAATAAAGGGGGATTAATAAAGCCGGTTAATAGCCGGTTTTTTTTCGTTTGTTAATAAGTGTATAAAGCTGTGGATATCTTTTCGGCGGCAACAGCTTAAATTATTGATTTAACTATGTTTTTTTAATTGTTAATGCTGTTGATAAGTTTAGGTTTAATTATTCCTAAATGGTATTAAATTATTTAACGTTAATTATCTTTAGAATTAGAAAGGCAAATGTTTGTTTGTTTGATTGTAAATGCCGTTTGGTTGTTAATCCCTTAATTATTTATTTTCTCTTTAATTTGCCTATGTATTGCAACGATTAGCGACATGTAGTGATAAATAGCTATACAAAAAGGCCTTAATTTTTACCGATCCATTGATCGATAGGGGGAGGCTCAATCGGCTGACTGCGTTAATGGTTGCTCTACCCAAATCACAAGAAACGTAATTTCAAAAAAAAAGAAAGACCATTATAGTTACTGTACTAGGGCCTATCTGGATTAACCAAATCAGTTCAATTAATTGTACTAGGTAGAGTTATGTGTAATGCCAATGAACATTGCTATGTAGTAACAAGATTGGTTAAGGAAGATTTTAGCTGATGAATTAAATATTGTCAAGTGATAATATATGGATACTTTACTATTGTTTATTTAATGAAAGGTATATAATAATGGTACTTTAACCCTATTAGAAGGATAATTAAATGACAGAGAAAAAGAGAAGAGGTAACCCTGCGCTTGTTAAAGGAGTTGTGCTTAATCCCACTGGTCGTACTGTTGGAGTTAAGAATAAGTACACTTTGTTAGCTAGAGAGATGATGACAGAGCGTGGGCCTGATATTGTTCAAAAGGTAGTTGATATGGCAATGGATGGTGATGTTCATTGTTTAAAGATGTGTATTGATCGTATCTTACCTGTTCATAAGGCAGTTGATCCTAATCGTGCTAAATCAGATTCTAATGTTGTTATTAATATTGGTGCATCTAATTCTATTAAAGAAAAGATTGTTGAAACTGATCCTGCTAAATTAGTTGATCCTAAAACTAAGTCTGAAGATGATGTTATTATTGAAGTTGGTGAGGTTGTTAAATGAGTCAGCTAAAAGAGCTACCTGAAGATTACTGGGCTAGACAAGCTAGACAAAACAAATTACTTGAAAAACTTAGAAAGATAAAAGAAGAAGAGTTATTAAAATCTGCGGAGAAGAAGGATGCCTGAATTAAACGTTGATTTACATCCTGCTCAATTAGAGATATTCAATTCAACAGCCAGATTTAAAGCTGTAGCTGCTGGACGTAGATTCGGTAAGTCACGATTAGCTGCTTGGATATTGTTAATTAAAGCTCTTCAATCTGATTCAAAGGACGTATTCTATATCGGACCAACGTTCCAACAAGCAAAAGACATTATGTGGGCGATGCTCAAAGAGCTGGGTGATGAATTAATTTCTGCTGCTCATGAGAATACTGCTGTATTAACTCTTATAAACGGGCGGAAGATCTATTTGAAAGGATCTGATAGACCTGATACATTGCGTGGTGTTGGTTTGGCTTATGTTGTACTAGATGAGTACGCTTCTATGAAACCTAACGTGTGGGAACAGATTATTCGACCTACTCTTGCCGATGTACGAGGTGGTGCTATGTTTATTGGTACTCCTGCTGGTAAGAATCACTTTTACGATATTTATACTGATGCATTAGAGCTAGATGACTGGGAAGCGTTTCAATTCAACTCTACTGACAATCCGTTTATTCCTGAAGACGAAATTGAAGCTGCAAGAACATCAATGTCTTCTATGTCGTTCAGACAAGAGTTTGAAGCATCTTTTGAGACCTTTACAGGTGGTGTTTTTAAAGAAGAATGGTTTAAGAAGGCTCCAGAACCTGAAGAAGGCTCTTATGTTATTGCTATTGACCCTGCTGGATTTGAATCTATTGAAAAAGAACGTAATTTAAAGCGAAGTCGATTAGATGAGACAGCTATTGCTATTGTTAAAATTGATAGAGACAAGTGGTGGGTTAAAGACATACTACATGGTCGTTGGAATATTAAAGAAACAGCTAAAAAGATACTTACATCTGCTGTTAAAGTTGAATCTTCGACTGTTGGTATTGAAACTGGATCACTTCGTAATGCTATCATGCCTTATTTGGAAGATGAGATGCGTACTCAAGGACAATATGTATCAATTATTGAAATGAGACATGGCGGCAAGAAAAAATCCGAGAGAATTGTTTGGGCTTTGCAAGGAAGAATGGAACACGGCCAAATATCATTTAATGAAGATGTAGATTGGAAGTCTTTTGTCTCTCAAATGGTTGATTTTCCAAATAGATTGTCACATGATGATATGTTAGATGCTCTTGCATATATTGATCAAGTATCTGTAGCTGATTTCGCCCACACGATTGAATTAGAAGAAGAATGGGAGCCAGAAGATGAGGTTGCTGGATATTAAACCTGCGTAAGTCATTGATTTTTAAATAAAAATAAAAATAATTGCTTTTTGTATTGTGTTTATGATATATTACGCTTAAATTACTAGAGAAATCAAGCACTTATGTTCGATAACAAAGAAACTCAGTACCAAGCTCTAGCTTCTTGGCTAACATATAGGTTAGAAGGTTGGAGAACTCACCGTGATATGAATTATGTCGCTAAGTGGGATGAGTATTATCGACTTTGGCGTGGAATTTGGCTTCAATCTGATCGTATGCGATCTTCAGAGAAGTCTCGAATCATTTCTCCTGCACTACAACAAGCCGTTGAAGCATCAGTAGCTGAATTAGAAGAAGCCACCTTTGGTAGAGGTAAGTGGTTTGACATACAAGACGATTTCTTAGATCAAGATAAGTCTGATGCTGAATATGTACGTAACTTATTACAAGAAGACCTTGAAAAAACTGGTGTTAAAGACGCTATTTGCGAGGTTTTTCTTAATGCCGCTATTTATGGTACTGGTGTTGGTAAGATTGTAGTTGAACAAACAGTCGAAAGAGTGCCACAAGAAGTTCCTGTTGAAGGTACTATGGCTTCTACTAGATCTTTAGTTGAAATTCCATCTATTGATGTGAAGGTTGAAGCTATTTCTCCAAAGGAGTTCTTAATTGACCCATCTGCAAACTCTATTAAAGATGCGCTGGGTGTTGCGCATGAAGTCATTAAGCCAAGATATCATATTGTGGATGGTATTAAGTCTGGTATCTATCGTGATGTTCCCCTTGATGGTGATTATGACACTGTACGCTTTGGTTTCGACCCTGAAACTAAGCTGGCTGATGAATCTGATTCGGTTAAGATAACTGAATACTGGGGATTAGTACCTAAACGCTTTTTAAAGAAGAGTAAAGATCAAGATGACTTTGAATATACTAAAAAAGATGAGTTAGTTGAAGCGGTAGTTACTATCGTTAATGATACTTACATTCTTAGAGCTGAAGAAAACGCCTTTATGATGAAGGATAGACCTTTTATTAGCTATCAACACGACATTGTTCCTAATAAATTCTGGGGTAGAGGTGTTTGTGAAAAAGGTTACAACCCTCAAAAAGCATTAGACACTGAAATGAGAGCAAGAATTGACTCTCTTGCCCTAACAACTACACCTATGATGGCAGCTGATGCTACTAGATTGCCTCGTGGAGTCAAGTTTGAGGTTAGACCTGGTAAAACTGTACTAACAAATGGTGATCCACGACAAGCATTAATGCCTCTGACGCTAGGCACCACAGATCAAAACACATATAACCAGGTTGCCTCACTTCAAAACATGATACAGATGGGTACTGGCTCTTCTGATGCCGGTTCAGCTGAAAGAGCTACTTCTGCTGGTATGTCAATGACACAATCTGCTTCTATTAAAAGACAGAAACGTACATTAATGAATTTCCAGAATACTTTCTTGATCCCAATGATTAATAAATCAATGTGGCGTAAGATTCAGTTTGATGTTGATCGTTATCCTGTAGCTGACTACAAGTTTGTGCCTTACTCTACTATGGGCATCATGGCTAAAGAGTTAGAAATGCAGCAAATGGTTCAAATGTTGCAAGCAATCCCTAAAGATTCACCTGCTTTCAATATAATTATGGTGTCAATGATGCAAAACTCTTCTATTCACAACCGTGATCAGATTGTTCAGCAACTTATGCAAGGTAATCAACCTAATCCTGAGCAACAACAGATGCAACAGATGGGTATGCAATTACAAATGCAAAAAGCACAGGCCGATATTCAGAAGACTATGGCTGAAGCAGAAGAAGAAAAGGCTAAAGCAATTAAATGGCAAGCTGAAGCGGCTAATTTACAGCCAAATGATATTAGCATTCAAGAAAAAGTTCTTAAATTACAAAAAGATGCTATTAATTTAGAGAAGACCAAGGCTGATATTCAGAATAAAAACTCTGAAACAGCTAGAAACTTCCCTGAAGTAGATCATTTACGTTCTGAGACAGCCCTTAATATGGCCAATGCTAGAAAGATTGCACAAGAAACAGAAATTAATAGATTTGTTCAATGAAAACAGACGAGCAATTCTTAAAAGATAGATTAGAATTATTTGAGTCAGAAGGTTGGCTAGACCTAAT